TGTAGCAATAGTTGCGTTGCCTAAATTGTATTGGCTAGGCAAGATACCCTGAATGTAAACAATTTGACCTGCGGAAAAACCATTGTCTGCGGTAAATGTGATTGATACATTGTTTCCAACAACATTTGTAATTGTTGCAGGNTGTGTGTACAAGAAATTGCGATACCAGTCAGCGCCTTGATCAATTATTGTGTTGTAATTGTCAGCCATTACGCTCCTTGTGCCACTTCAGACTTTGGGGTAATCATAGCGGTATTACATGAAGCACAATGAGTAAATTGTTTTGGCATAGGCAACCCACACTTAGGGCAATGATTAGCAATAGCGTTAAAGTAATTACTAACTGTAACTTTTCCTAATAGATCACTAAAACCTTGCACCATTGCATCAATGCGGTCAGGTGAATTAGGTTCATCTACTGTCCAGGTACACATTTGATCTTCTAACTCTGCGAACTCTCCTATGTGGTGAATACGGCCCTGCTCGTACATAGCCGCTACAGGTTCAGCCCTGAGTTTCTTACCTACATGCGCTCGCACTTCTCTAATTGGCAAGGTAGGGCGTACTTGCTTTAACACCGCGCCCACCATGTCACCGCCCTGGTTTACTTCAACCAAAACCGCATCTGCCTTGTATGAGTCAAATAGTTCTACTGCCTTTGTAGCCCACTGCAACGGTGAACCTCTAAATGAGTAATCACCAAGAACATAACCCTGGCCATCTGAAGTAGATCCAACAACAACAATTCCTGTTTCATCTGATTTCTCACTGTTAGTTACGGCAGGATCTACGCTTACAACAATGCGGGCCATTGTTGGCGCTTTGTCTATGCGTGTGCGGTCAATTAAGCCTCTAGTCCATAACGCGCCTTCAACATCATCAAGAATTTCTCCGTATAACTCTTGCCTACCCAATCGCGTACCGTTGTAGCGGGCTTGTAACTCCATCAATGCGCTAGGGGCTAAGTTCTTAGCGTTATCAAATGTGCTTCCCCTGGTAATGACTACTGAACCATCTGTACGCCCTGCAAGCATGCGGATTAGGGCCGTAGATCGTGGGGTAGTAGTAACAATTACCCGCGGCTTCTTTCCCAGGCGTAGCCCAAACTGCAATTGATCCCAGGCATCTTGATAACGCCATGCACCTAACTCATCACACCAAGCCCCATGATGTTGTGGGCCTCTAAAGCGTTCAGGGTTATCAGCGCTAAATAGTTTTATGCGGCTACCGTTCTTGAGCAGGATCTCACCAATAGAACGGTTGTAATTCTGAAGCATTTGGTAGCGCTGTAACACTGCAACAATGCCTGACTCACCCTCTGCACATGTATCTCTAGCATCTGAGAATGTTGGGGCAACAACAGCCCACCTGGTTGCAGGTTGCACTATTGCTTGCCAGGCTATTTCTTCAGCGCCTAATCTTGTTTTGCCAAATCCTCTGCCTGCCATTGCAAGCCAAATGTTCCAATCACCTTCAGGGGGTAATTGTTCCTTCCGCGCTAGTTTGTTCTTCCACACCCAACGGCTCGCTTTGATCCGTGAGTTCTGTGATGGTGGCAATCCCTCCAACTGTTGAGGCTTCAATAAGTCTTGCGACTCGCTCAACTTCTGCGTCAAGATCTGATCCGTCATAAGTAACCACCTCTGCTTGAACCTTTAATGGTGCATCTAATCCNANAAGTTTTGCCCGCTTATCAATTACGCGTAGAACATAATCTGCCGCTCTGAGGTTTCCGTTCACCGCAGGTTGCCAATAGGTGCGCTGAAGAATGTCCAGGCGATCTAATTCCAGTTCACGGTGTTCCTCAATAGATGGAGCGATTACACGCGTCATAGCCCTGTTGTAAGCCTTGTACACACCCGCTGTACTCATGCCTACCTGTTGAGCAATCTCACGCCACACATAGCCCTCAGTGCGCAGTTCTACTATCTCGCGCTCTTTGTCTATACGCTCAGGCGTAGGTGCTTTTTCTACCATAATGTGTTCACTTTATTGTGCTAAAAAGTTTCCTGCAAGTTGAACTTACCCTATGTCTTTTGCATACCCACATCTAGTACAAATTACAACCCAAAAGGATTGTTGAGGATCTTTTACATGCCATAAGTAATTTTTACGCAATCGGCACAACACATGTTTTAATCGTTTCATGGTTTCTTCTTTATGTGCCATTGATACTCAACATCTATCACTTCACCGTTAGTTGTGTAATGTGTTGTGTAGTTACCTATTTTCATTTTCTTAATCTTGCGCTTAGCGGCATACATCATGCCTATCTTTGTATAAGCCAATCCACCTTTTACGGAACTGTAATAAACCTCCCCGTAACGGTTAGATAATTCTTGATTAAAGACTTCTATTTCCCAAAACTTAGCGCGTTTGCCATAAGCCCAACTGGTATCTACCTTTATGCGGATTAACTCTTGAGGTGGATTAATTACGGGTTGTTTTGAGTGATCTCTTTGTTTCATGCCTTCTCCTTTACATAAGACACGCTTCCAACGGTAGTCATGGTAGTTCTAGGGTTCATGCGCATAAGTTCTATTTGCTGTTTGTAATGTTTACCTGTGTGAATGTCAAAATCTTGTTCATTAACTTCTTTGTTGCACCAAGTACATTTGTAATTTGTCATTCTTTTTCCTCCCAGGGATCAAACTTAGGAGTCCAATTACATTTTACGCATCTCATAATCAACATCTTCTTACCGTCAATTGTAGGTGTTGAGAATGTATGCCCTGAGATACAGCATTTAATCTTTTTAATCATGCCAACCCTCTTTCAATCGCTTGAATAGTTACACACGGATAAGCAATTACAGTCTCATTAGTTGTGCCGCTACAAGTAACGCAATTACCCCATTCACTAGGAGCATGTAATTTAATTACTTCTACTAACGGTTTTGGATTGACTACAGAATTAACATCAACAAATTCCAACAATGCTTCATGTGTAAGCGCTGTGTTTTGCGGTTTTGTGTCACCTCTTGCAACAGAGGCACAAATAAGAACTACGGTTTGGTTTACTGAGTTATCTATAAAATCATCAGCCCAACTCTGTATGTCATTTGCTATTTTTTCACGCCAAAATTCTTCTGTTGCTTGACGCATTTCTATCAAACTAATAATGCCCATAATGTTTTGCCTTCCTAATGAGCGAACAAAACCCACACTCGTAAGAATGTGGGCTGTGTCCAGCACTCAACCAGGTACTTATTTTTCCCTGGCCTAAGTATGGGATTTTCCCATGTGTGTAACTTATAGGAATTACAACATAATTACAAGCAAGCCAATAAACAAAAATAGGACTAATGCCAGGTGTAGGCCATTAAATCCTGTGTTCATGGTTTGCCAGTTTTTACAAGGTTTAAGCGAGCATCTAACAATTCATCTAATTGCTCTGTAAGCATCTCTTTTTTGCGCCAATCCATGCGATTGCCATACTGATCAGTTTTGAGCATAGCGTGAACATGACTCAGACATTCATCTATCTGAGCCACGGTCACTTCTTCTTCAATAACGATCACATGAAGATGTTAGCCTTGATTACGCTCCACGCGCTTTAAAAAGTAGTTTTCAACATCTTCTTTTGTGTAGAACACATTACGGCCTGACTTCTGTACCCATGTAAGTGTCTTACGGTGTTGGATTTGTCGTAAATTGTTTAATGTAATACCTAAGCGCTCGCATACTTCAGTAGCGCTCATTAAATCGTCTATGGCCACGGTGTTGCCTCCTGTGTCTTAGGCTTGCCCAATCTAGGCACTAAGCCAACTTCTCTTGCTGTAATTTCCATTGCTGTTTTTTCATTGCCTTCTTTGTCTGTGTAAGTTTTTTGTTCTAACTCACCAACAACTAAAACGGTGTCACCTTTTCTAAAAGTGTCCGCAACCGCCTCAGCCTTTGTTCCAAATGTAACAACCTTAAACCATGTTGTTTCACCATCTTGCCACTCACCATTAACTTGTTTGCGTGGTGTGTAAGCCAATGAAAAATTACAGTATGCAGTATTGTTTTTTGAAAACTTTAAATCAGGGTCACTGCCTAAATTACCTTTAACACTTATGTTCATTAATCACCTTCCATCATTACGGCCTCAGTACCGTCATTTTGTAGTAATACAATTGAACCATCAGGCTTCACAAAAGGGAATTCATGCGGCTCTCTGTATGAAGGCACAATCCAACCTTTTTGCTCTGCGCTTGCAGGCTTGAGGTGAATACTATCGGTTTTTAGATTATGGCAACCGTGATGGATCAAGATGAGGTTAGAAACGGTGTCTTTGCCGCCCCTTGATTTGAGTTTACGGTGATGCAGGGCCATGTTCTCAGGCAGGCCAGGGCCACCGCATACCTCACAATAGCCATTAGCCCTATTAATTACGGTAGCAACAACTTTTTTATCAATC